ACGCCCAAGGGTAGTGGGGAAGTCAACATTGCGGCTGGTAATTTGAATTACGCTGGTACAGCCGTCACAGCAACGGGGGCAGAGTTAAACATCCTAGATGGCGTAACCAGCACAGCGTCAGAACTAAATATACTTGATGGAGTGACAAGCACGACGGCTGAACTAAACATATTAGATGGCGTAACCAGTACAGCTACAGAATTAAACATTATGGATGGCGACACGAGCGCAACTAGCACAACGGTTGCTGACGCTGACAGGGTGGTGTTCAACGATGCTGGAACAATGAAGCAAGTTGCGGTGACGGATCTTGCTACATATTTTGGAGCATCGACCGTTGATCAAACGATCAAAACCTCAGATGGGGGCATACTAAATCTCCAAACCTCTGACACAACCGTTACATCTGGAAGTGTTTTAGGAGCAATGGATTTTCAAGCACCTGATGAAGCTAGCGGCACTGATGCGATTTTGTTGGCCGCCTCTGTTGCGGCAATATCCGAAGGCACTTTTGCCGCCGATAACAACGCCACAAAATTATCTTTTAAAACTGGCGCAAGTGGAGCCGCAACCGAAAAAATGTCAATCTCAAGCGGTGGAAACATTACTTTCCCAACCGATGGACTGGTCGTTGCTTTTGGGGTGGATTCCGACGTTTCACTAACGCACGTCGCTGATACAGGTTTGAGACTTGGTGATGGTCAATCAATGATTTTTGGAACATCAAACGATCTTACCATAAGACATGATGGTTCAAATTCTATTATTCAAGATAGTGGAACAGGACAATTGAACATTGCTGGAAGTCAAATTAGTATTACCAATGCAGCCAGAGGTGAAAATATAGCAATATTTACAGAAGATGCTGGCTTTAGATTTTTCCATGATAATACTGAAATATTTTCTTCTGGAACTAATTACGTCACATCAACTGTAGGATTAAACGTAACGCAAGCGAGTGCAGCCGCATCTAATATTTTTAAAAATCCAGAAACAAGTAGTACAGCAAACACCATAGTCTTTCGAGATGGAGATAGTACTGATTGCGGTATTATTGGAATAAACGCTGCAAATAATACTGCCAGCTATGGAACAAGTTCTGATTACCGACTCAAAGAAAATGTTACTTATACTTGGGATGCAACAACTAGATTAAAACAATTAAAACCTGCACGATTTAATTTTATCTCTAACCCTGATAAAGAAACCTTAGATGGGTTTCTTGCACATGAGGCACAGGCTGTTGTACCCGAAAGTGTTAATGGTGATAAAGATGCGGTCAATGCTGATGGTGAGCCGATTTATCAACAGATTGATCAATCAAAACTTGTGCCTTTGTTGACGAAAGCACTGCAAGAGGCACTTGCCAAAATTGAAACACTTGAAACGCGAGTAGACGCTTTAGAAGCGTAAAACGCTCATAGCTACCCACACAGCGCGATCTCTGCTTTTTGCTACCATCTATCAAAATAACCCTGGACACCCATTCAGCGGCCATTGTAGCCGCTTTTTTTTTGAGTAATTAGGAAAATCTATGCCAAAACCGACTGTTCAATCAGTGCAAGCGCAAATTAATACCCATGAAGAAGTCTGCGCGGAAAGATGGAAAGAGACTATCGAGCGCATCAAGCGTCTTGAACTGATTCTTATCTCGTCGGCTGGGGCTGTTATTCTTTGTATGGCTGGATTGCTGTTTAAGTAAATGGCAATTTTGGAGACAATCGCGGCGGTCAATGCGAGTTATGCGGTTATTAAACAGGTTGTTCAAAACTCAGGAGAGATAGCAAGAGCTGGGAAAGCGATTGCCAAATTTGTAAGCGGCAAAGAAGAACTGCAACGACAAATTGCTGGAAAAGACAAAAACAAAAGCAGTGGCAATGATCTCGAAGCGTTTATGGCCCTTGAACAAATCAAGCAACGCGAAGATGAGCTGAAGCAACTAATGATCTACTCGGGTCGTCCTGGGCTGTACACTGACTACGTAAAATTCTGCGCTCAAGCTCGTAAGGCAAGGCGCGAAGAAGAAAAAGCCGCAGAAAAAAAACGTCAAAAAAGGTTTGTCATTATAGCTGTTGGAGGTCTAACACTTGTCGGTTTTGGAGCGATAGCGTTTATAGTCATGCTTTTAGTCTTTAATGTAAATGCAAGCACTCAATGAAATTGGTGTTCGTGCTGGTTGTGATGACTTCCTTTAATCACACGTTGAGCGAAACAGTGTATTCAAAAATGAGCGACTGTCTGGCAATGCAAAGAAAAATTCAGTTGCCGTATCTGGCAAGCTGTTTGCCCAGAACTGTTCCAAAACAAACCAAGGCTTTTTAGTGGTAGGTGAGCTAATGACAAAAAAACTGCAAGAAAAATCGCAATTTGATGATCTTGACGTAGACGGTGATGGCGTTGTTAGCGATCACGAAATGTCTGTGGTCGAGGCGCACGACCAACATAGAAAATACAAAACGCAAGAACGCATAACTATAGGAACGGCTATTTCAATGCTGGTCTTTACAGTTGTAATGTTTCTTTTGCCGGAGAGTCGAATAGCAGTTCTGACTGACTTGAGCAATTTATTTTATATTTCTGGGGCTGGAATCATCAGTGCCTTTTTCGGCTTTCAAGCTATGGGGCAAAAAAAATGAATAGTGTGGATATAAACAAAGTGCATTTACTAGAAACTGAAATTGAAATTCTGCAAAGGAAAGCAGAGGCTGAAAAATATGGTGGCATGGGCCATTTGTATACAGCGATTGAAGTGCTGCGTCACCGTGTAAGAGAACTGAAAGGTGACAAATGATGCTTGGATTGCTCAGTGGTGTCCTTGGGCCAGTTGTCAACGGCGTAAAGGATTATGTTTTATCAAAGCAAGAATTAAAAAAAGCTGAAGTCGAAAACAAGGCTCGTTTGCTGAGAGATAAACATTCAAACAATCATGAATGGGAAATGGCGAATCTGCGTGACAAAGATAAATGGTTGCGCCGTATTTCTTTTGCTGTTTTCACGGCTCCTCTGATATGGGCGGCATTCGATCCTATTTCGGTGCAAGCATACTTTGATGTCGCCCTTAAAGCTATGCCGGAATGGTATGTGCAGATTGTCTTATCGATGGTCGGAGGAATCTGGGGCATATCTGTTTTAAAAAATAGTGTGCCAGCACTCGTTGGCGGTGTAGTGAAAGCGTTCAGAAAATGAATATTGATGAGCTGCGTGAAGAGCTAATAATTGACGAAGGTAAACGGCTAGACGTTTATATGTGTACAGCTAACAAACCTACCGTAGGGATTGGTCATATGATTAGGTCTGATGACCCCGAGGCTGCTCTGGCTGTCGGCGACACCATCACTGAGGAGCGTTGTCAGGAATTATTTGATGAGGACATCGAGGGGGTCATCGAGGACTGCGACAGGCTAATCAGAAACTTTCCTCTCTTAGAACCCCAGGCCCAAAAAATTTGCGCGAATATGATGTTTAATCTCGGGGTCAATCGTCTGGGTCTTTTCACCAATTTTCTGAATGCCCTCAACGAGGAGCCCCCGAACTATCGTCTTGCTGCTTCAGAGATGCGCGACAGTAGATGGCATCGCCAGGTCACAAATCGAGCTGAACGATTAGCGCGACGCATGGAGGATTTAGACCGTGACTAAGACACCTGCTTGGCAGCGCAAGGCTGGCAAAAACCCGAGCGGTGGATTGAACGAGGCCGGTAGAAGATCAGCGCGAGCCCAGGGTATGAATTTGAAACGCCCTGTCTCGGCAAAGCAGGCGAAGCGATCTCCAAAAGCAGCAGCTCGCAGAAAAAGTTTTTGTGCTCGAATGGCTGGCATGAAAAAGAAGCTGACTTCACGTAAGACAGCGAACGATCCGAATAGCCGGATCAATAAAGCATTACGAAAATGGAATTGTTGAGGAGACCAAAATGCCTGGGACAAAATACTCTATGAAGCAGATGAAGATCGCTCGCGTAGCCGAGCCAAGAAACAGAATTACTGGAGCTGACTTTAAAGCTCTGCAAAAAGGCAAGCGAAAACGAAAATCAATGATGGCAAACACGAGGAGGATGTAATGGCTTACGGTTATAAAAAACCTACGAAGAAAAAACCTAAACCAAAAAAGAAAAAGAAGTAATGGCAAAGAAAAAATCGAGCGTAAATAAGGCTGGTAATTACACCAAGCCTGGCATGAGAAAGCGTCTTTTTAAATCGATTTTAGGCAGAGCTGTTCAAGGCACCGCTGCTGGCAAATGGTCAGCACGCAAAGCTCAACTGTTAGCAAAAACTTACAAGGCGAGAGGGGGTGGTTATCGTTCTTAGCAAACGTGAAAAGTCCACGCTTAAAAAACATTCTGTACATCATTCGAAAAAACATATGTCCATGATGCGGAAGATGATGCGGAAAGGCAGTAGCTTCTCGGCTGCTCACAAGGCAGCACAAAAGGCGGTGGGGAAATGAAAAAGTCTCAAAGCAGTTTGAAGAATTGGTCAAAGCAAAATTGGAGAACCAAGTCTGGAAAAAAATCTTCTGTGACTGGTGAACGCTATCTCCCAGAGGCTGCGATCAAAGCTCTCTCGCCAGCCGAATATGCTGCGACCACTGCGGCGAAACGCAGAGACACAAAACGTGGCAAACAATTTTCTCGGCAGCCCAAATCGATTATGGCGAAGACCAGACGCTTCCGATAAGTGACACGAAATGTCACTCTCACGACAACACATACGACAACTAAAACCAAATAAACGTAGTTGTCGCAAATAAACCTAAGATAATAAAACTTGCGCTTTTCTGCGGATTTTAGTACTCTACGTGTGTGTCAATACAGGCTTGAAACGGGTTCGAACCCCGTTGGGGTCACCATCTAAGTGGTTGATATATAACGATTTTGTTGTTTCGCGACAACTAAATTGACAACAAAGTGGCCTCGGTGGCTTTATTAATTGACACAAACTGTCTATGGTATAGACTGCAACTGTCAATATAAGTCGTGGAGAGCGTTATGGAAAATCAACTTGATCTTAAAATTTACGAACACAGTTATCGAAAAAAAAGAGGCTGGTCTGCCTACCTTATAAAGGACGGCAGCAGACAATTACCTGGCTACTTCAAGACCAAAAAGGAAGCGATTGCAAAACGCAACGAACTTATTCGAGCTCGTAATCTTAATGCCGCCCTCGCAAAAGACATCTTTGACGACGTTGCTGATGAGGTCATTAAGCGTTACGAAGGACGACATCAAAACGGTGATGTGAAATTTCAAGCAGTCCTGACTGCCAAGTGTTCAAAAAAATTCTGGGGAAAATATTTTTCAAACATTCGGTTGAATGACATCACTCTTCAACACATTGAACAGGCTCTTGAGGATGGGATTAAAAAGCGAGCAAAAAAAACTGTAAAAAATCATTGGGCATTTTTACGTCTTGTTTTTAAACGAGCAGTCGTCACACAACGCAATCTCCACGACATGACTGCTAAGATAAATTTGTCTGAGATTATAGGCAGCACAAAATCAAAAAAGTCTGGTGCGAAAAAATTATCTACAACTGTAATTGAAAAGATCATCGAGCACGGTGGTGACTATCGTTTGATAATTAAGTTTGCAAGTAAAACCGGTATGAGGGGTGGAGAGATTCGCGCCTTGGTCTGGGAGAATGTTGATCTCGATGCTGGGTGGATTTCCGTTGTTGAGGAAACTGGATCAGCAACTTTAACCGAAAATGGTTGGGTCAAAGGTTTGGTGAAGACACCAGCCGCAGCTCGGAACATTCCGATTTCAGATGAGCTGGTTGGCGAGCTTCGAGAGCACAGGTTAAAGTCAAAGTTTAGTAAAGACACTGACCTTGTGTTCCCGAACCAAGACGGTGGGATCTTGGCACCATGTTTACTGAGTGGCAAAGTTTCTTATCGCTCTGGTCGAAAGTGCTACTCCGGTGCGATAAAGCCAGCGTGTGATCGAGCAAAAGTCGAGCCTATCCGGTTTCACGATCTTCGACATCACTATGCTTCTTTGCAGTTGGGTCGAGCTGAGGTCAGTTTAGTAGAGGTGGCTCAGTTGATGGGCCATGAAAACTCAAACGTCACAGAGACAATTTACGGCCATTGGCTGAAGGGTGATGAAAAAGATTCCGACACGCGAGCTCGCGCTGCAATCTAATCGATGAAGGGGGGTCATTCCCCCCCTTTTCGACCATGCCTAGAGACATCAGCCTCACCATTAACCATTTTCAAAATTTCATCACGTAAAATGTATGTGAATTTTCCGATCTTTTGACTTTTGATCCGACCTTTACGGGCTTGGTACAAAATCTGTCGACGACTTTGATCATCAGTTTTACCAAATAATATTTCAGCAGCCGTAGTCACATCGACCAAAGCCGGTAAATCAGAAAGGCATTGGTTCGTCATTTTTATTCTCCTCAATTTGCTCTTGCGGTGGATCGTTCACAAAGAGTGAAATCGTTGTCACAGTTTCGTAGCTACCATTGTTTGCAACTTGCAACTGGACACTCGGCTTGTTGCCACTGTTTCGGTAATAATCAACAACTAGGTTTTCGAGCTCTGGATCTTCGATGTTGAGCCATGCTGATGCCGTAATCTTTTCGGTAAGCCCGATTGCTTTTAATCTTTTTACATTACTGTTTCCAAGAGGGGGTCTAGCCATTTTCAATTTCCTTCCTTTTCTTTATCCAAAATTTTACTAACCTATCAGCCACTTCTGAATTTGTTTCGCGTAGGCGACGCAGCTTAGTGGAGTTGTCATGCGGATAACTTTCTATTTCTGCCAGCTTGGTCATTGCTTCAATGCTGCGCTGCTCCATCGACAACAAATGCTCTGCATCTTCAACAGTCATTTCATTGGAAGCAGGGGCAGGGGCAGTGGCACTCACCACCTTTTCTTTTCTGACAACCGCATCCATCTCATTTGCCGACGCATATTCTGAACCGTGCAGCCCGAGACTTGCTAAGGCTCGCCCGATTGCGCTTGTCTCTGCATTCTCCACAGCACTGGTCTTGTTGACATTCGTACTTCCGCGCAGCTCCTCGGCAATTCCTGAGCCTACGATCATCGCTGCCTTGTCGCGTACAATCGCTTTGACACGGACAGTCTTGTCATCAGCCACAAGAATTTCAGTTTCAATCCCCAAAGCAGTACCAAAGTTTTTACGAAATATCTCAATGCGTTTTTTGACTTCTAAGTACTCCTTCCCCCCACGTACATTAATTCCAGCCGTTTTTGAGGCTTCAGCCATCGCTGTCTGCAAAGCCTCATGCGTGTCTTTCATAAAGACATCATCTGTGTTTTTCATAGCGAAACGCTTTCCTCCCTGATTTGTTTGTGTGTTTCTCATCTGTCCTTGCCAGTAGCCCAGAGCTCACCAGCTCAGACAGTCGCCGCCACACCGGATAGCCCAGAACATCCTCAATCTCTTCAGCCGCTCGACGTTTACCATCTGACATCACATTCATAATTGCCTTGTGCTGAGCAGGTATACTGTGCGCCATACTATCGCCAGCCTCATGGCTGGTAACTGGATCATTGTTTCTAGCCAAACCGGCCTCTCTTATTTTTCGTAGAAATTTTGTCATCTCGACCAAATCTCCTTTGCCAACGCTTTGATTTGTGGCTTTACATCCCAGCTCCAGTGTCCGAACTGGGGCTCCACAAGTTGAAGCAAATCCTCGATGTGACCGCCCATGCGGTGCGCTGCTCTCAAAATCTTTTCTCGAATGCGGCAGTCTTGAGCGCACAACTCAAGGATCGAGTTTAAATGCTCTGGTGTAAGCTCTTCGCAGTTGTCCGGAGTAAACACACGGTATCCAAGCCGATTGGCATATACCAAAGTGGGCAAGTTTTTTGTGCCATGCCAGTAACCGGCTACTTGATACAGGTGAGCAAGGTCAGGTCTCTTCGGAAGAGAGTTTGCCGACCACCCAGACTTGGAGGTTTTGGACGCACGATCCCATTTTGTTTTAAGCTCAACTCTCTCGGAATAATCGGGTATGCCAAAATATTTTAACTCGCATCCAGGCAGGTTCGTGAAAACCTGCTTCTCGCCATACAGATTATTGATGCCGGTAAGAGCTTCACGCAGCCCCGTGATTGCATTCTCACAGACATCAGCCATTTCATCTGATCGATGTTCTGCTTTAATCTGGTCGGTTTCATCCCACTCACGCGGCTTGTAGGCTCTCATTGTTTCTTGAGCTGTTTGCGCCGCGAGGGTTGGATCTGCTTCTTCGAGCAAGATAGCGTCACAAAATTGTTGCACTGTACGCCCTGCACACATTTGGGCGTTGTCATCTTTGTGTAAGTCGATGGTTAGACGAGCATCAGATTTTGCCTCTACGCTCGCTGAGCCATCTTTCATAACTTTCCAAGCCCTATCCAGGGCTGGTCTGACATAACATTTGTCGAAGAGTGTGCGGCAGGTGCTCCGCGATTTGGGGTTGGAATGCCACTTATAAGCGTAGTGAGTTGACCAATCAGGTATTTTAAACATAGACAGCCTTTCAGATAAATCTGAAGTCACTATCTTAAAATTGATAGTATCTGTCTATTCCTGACTATATTTTATCCACAAAAATTGGATATGAAAATTATTGATAGTTTTTATCAATAGTTTTTATTAACAAAAACTACCGCTAATTTTTAGACGTATTTTTTGAAGTAGTGTTTTAAATGATTCGTAAAATTATCTTTGTTTGCAGATTTTAGATTTTCTGTCGCAATGTCCATTTCTCGCAAAATCGGGAAAACTTCGTTATCACGTGCTAAATCTTTGTTAATTTTCGAAGCAGCCTTTTTCCCACAATTTCGGGCAAAATTGCAGTAAGATATGAAGGCTGCGACCGTTTTTCGAGTTGGGAAAACTCGGTCTTTTCTGCCATCTTTTTCGGCAAGCACAACTATCAATTCTAAATCGATTGCATCTCTAATAATATTTTGACTGGTTGCCGTCGAGCAAGGGAGACCATTCCAAATATCGGTTTTTATAATGTGACTTTTTTCAAACCAGGTTTCCATAATCATGTACCAACAGAGTGCGTGGTGTCGGCTTTGCATCCAAAATTTAAGCTCAGGGTTTTGATTTTGTGAGAATGCTTTTTGCATCAACTGAACTCTTTGAGAAGCAAACCACTGACAATATGTTTTTATTTGATCGTAATTTTCACCCTCAATGGTAAAAAGTGCAGGTAGATTTTTATTTTCTTTATCAAAAATGCCTAACTCAACCGCGCCAGCCATATCAATAGGGGTGTAGGGTTCTGCATCAAGAATTTTTTGTTTAGTCATTGGTCACCTCGATATTAAGCGCATCATTTTGATACGTTTGAAATAGCACCGGTGTTGCCCATTCGAGCTCAACGGCCTGTTCAATTCCACCGGCTGAGAAAGGATCACTGAGCGAGTAAGTCCCCAGGGGCTCAGGAAATATCAAGGCAAAGCCAATCAGTGACTCTGGGCTGAGTAGAGTGCCACCAACACGTTTATAGACACTGAGCTTGTTGGTTGTATCGTCACTTACAGTACCTTCTTTAATCGGTCTTGCGTCGCAGAAATAAATTGTTTTGTTGTTCCAACTCTTACTGCCGTTCTCTTTGATAATAGCCGTCATCCAGTCTGGATTTGCCATCATAGTATGCACACGCCGATTATGGATGCCGTCAACCGGCGTAACGTGATGCTGAGCATCAGCTATGCCGTAAAGTGTGACCGATCGGGTTTCAAATAATATCTCCTCAGCCGTGCAATCAAGAACAGCAGCATACTGAACAGCATCTTCCATCCTCATTTGTGTTTTGCCGGTAACGTGACGAGAAACAGTTTCCGGCGTGATACCTCGAAGCTCTGCCATCTCCTTACCAGAAACGCCTTTACGCATCATCAAGTTTTTTAATTGGTTCATTGCTTCACCCCCACCTTGACACTTTAGTGTCCTACAAGCCTATCAGTTATATTATATCTGACAATATGTCTATTTATGTCTATCTTGTGGATAAATGGTTTTGAATTGACAGTAACTGTCTATATACTGAAGACATGACTTTATCGGAATGGCGCACATTAAAAAACTTCACCTACGCACAGCTTGCAAATGCTGTTGGTGCGCCGCATCCGACTGTTGCGAGAAGGTGGTGTTTACCGCCCACACACAGAAATTCCGTTGTGCCATCCCCCAAATATCTTCGAAACATTATGAAGCTCACGGCTGGGGCTGTGCAAGCAAACGATTTTTACCGTGACCAAATATAAATCAAAACCTACGGTTATTGATGGTGTGCGCTTTGCGTCAAAGGCCGAGGCAGAGAGGTATTGTCAGCTTAGGTTGTTGGTGAAAGCTGGTGAGATTTACAATTTGGAGATGCAACCAAAATACCTTATCAGCATTAACGGCCAAAAGATTTGTACTTACGTTGCAGATTTTAGGTATTTCTCCAAAGAACATGGCCCAAAAAACCAAGTTGGTCATCTGCACGTTGAGGATGT